CTCCGGCAGGTCCAGGTAGAGGCCCAGCTGCTCGGCCGTCGGAGTCACGAACGCCACGAGCCACCTCCTAGGCCAGGGCCTCCACTGCGTCGCACCACGCCGCCAGCTCGGCAGTCGGGTCCAGCTCCGCGCTGCGGGCCTTGGCCCGCTTGCTGGCGAGCCGGTACTCGGCCGGTGTCAGCAGCTTCCTCAGCACCGCCTCGTAGCCGTCGAGGTCGTTGCGGTCGACGAAGATGCCGGCCTCGCCCAGCGACTCGCACAGCCCCGGCGTGGGATGTGCGACCACAGGGATACCCGAAGCCAGAGCCTCCACGCCGACACGGCCCCACGACTCATACGCGGACGGCATCAGCAGCACCCGCGTGCGCGCGTACACCTTCTCCCGCATGTCGGTGCCGTCCACGTGCTCGACGATCTCGACATTCGGCAGACTGGGAAGGATCTGCTCCCCGTAGGCTCCCCGCACCGCGAGGAACTGCTGGTCGGGCATGCGCCGGGCCAGCTTCTCCAGGATCCGGCCGCCCTTCTCCGGGTTGCAGTTGACCAGGGTGATCGCGGTGCCGGGCTTCGTCGCGTACTCGTCGGCGAACACCGGCGGACGCACGATCAGGGATCGCTGCGGCCGGGTGGCCTTCGGGTACTCGGCGAAGAACAGATCCGACTCCGCCTGCATCCACCGCGAGTTGTACACGGCGAGCGCGGTGCTGCCCGCCGCCATGTCCCTGAAGGTGGGCCGGTGCGTGTTGTGACACACCACCACCAGCGGCTTGCCGTAGCCGCGGGCCAGAGCCGCCGTCGACGGCACACACTCCAGATGCGAGACCAGGACGTGCGCCCTGCGTACCGCCGTGGGAAAGTCCAGCCGTGACTCGAGCGGCACCACGCGGATGCCCCGGTACTCGTAGGGCCGGCTGACCTTGCCGTACCGGGACAGCCACACCTGCACATCGTGCCCGCGCTCCACCAGAGGCCGCAGCATGGAGACGAGCATGTGCTCGGCGCCCGCGTTGTGCTGCGGCGGCATGGCGTGGACGCGGGCGACGATACGGAGCGCGGTCCCGCCCGGCGCGGAAGCCGGGACCGCACCCATCAGCTGGCCGATCCGGACGGCGTGCCGGTGAACTTCACGAAGGCCTCCGGGTCGCTGAGGACGAAGCCGTAGTAGGCCTCCGCCAGCAGCAGCACCAGGTTCTCCTGGAACGCGGAGTGGACGCCGCCCTCCTCGTCGATGTAGGTCGCCTCGCGGGAGATCTTCACGGTGATGTCCATGCCCACGCCGTAGGCCGCCTGGGACCAGTCGCCGCCGATGGCGCGCAGGCCGGAGTCGACCGAGGTGGACTGGCGGCGCAGCTTGCCGGACACGCTGCGCGAGTAGGCGATGGGCTCGCCGATCAGGGTGCCCGCGAGCGCGGCGCCGGTGCCGGGCTGGGTGGTGTCGACCAGGATCGGCCGGCCCGTGGTGTCGGTCGCGCCGAGCAGGCTGGTCTTCAGCCGGTGGTCGGCGACCGTGCCGACGTAGTCCCAGTCGTCGTCGACGACCTGGCCCATGCCGGCCACGAAATCGCCCCAGATGCCGCCGGCCTGCTGGGTGGTGGTGCCCAGCGCGACACTCTTGGAGGTGTCCGCCAGGTAGTCGGAGAACGGACCCCCGGCGCCCTTCATGGTCTTGCCGTGGATCGCCGCCATGTCGAAGGCGCGGGCGAAAGCAGTCGGCAGATCGTTCTGCAGCTGGGTCCACAGGCCGGCCGCGTTGGACTGCACGACCTCCATCGCCACCGGGATCAGCACGGCGATCTTCTTGCCGGACATCTGCTTGACGTCGACACCGCCGGTGCCCAGAGGCTTACGGCCGGCTTGGTCGACCCAGTCCGCGGTCGGCACATCCAGCGGCACCGGCACCGCGGTGGTGGCGCTCATGGAGAGCGGCACCCGCCGGGCCAGCGACATGACCGCCGACAGCTCGACCGACTTCTCGAAGATCGGGGCGGTCAGGGTCGGGGGGAGGAACGTCGAGTCGACGTCCGAGAGCTTGATGGGTTCGGTAGCAGCCATGGAAGGCGTCCTCTCAGCGGCCCCTGGTCAGGGCGTCTTTCATGATCCCGGCGAACAGGGCGCCAGGGTCGGACGGGGTTCGGTTGCCGTTGCCCGAGGAGCCCTGCGAGCGGTCCGGCCGCGGCGGGCGGGGCGAAGTGTCGGACGGCTTCGCCAGGTGCGGCTTGCGCTTCAGCAGCTCACCCAGCTCGTTGCGGATGCCGTCCGTGTCGATGTCCCCGTCGTCACCGACGAAGGCGTCGAGGTTCAGGAAGGCGTGCGCGTCGTCCGGGTCGGCGAACTCGGCCGCCGCCAGGGCCCGCACCTCCGCGCGCACAGCACGCTGCTGCACCGCCTGGACGCGCTGCTTCGCCGCCTCGAGGTCCGCCGTAAGGCGTTCCTGCTCGGACAGCTTCGCTCGCTCGTACTCCTGAACCTGGGCGAGCGCAGCATCGCGGTCCCGCCGGGCAGCCTTCGCGGCCTCCCGCTCGGCGAGCAGCGCCTTCTTGCCGCCCTCGTTCAGCAGCGCCAGCTTCACCTCGTCATCAAGGGTCGCCAGCAGCGAGTCCAGCGCCTCTGAGCTCGGCGGCGCGGCCGGCTCCTCCGGCGCGTCGACGGTCTCAGGCTGCACAGGCTCGACATTCGGGTTCTTTTCGGACATGTTGAAGCCCTCCGGGGGCTGGTCAGGACCGCCACCGGGACGGCCCAAGAGGTTGGTCAGTTCGAGCCCGGCAGCGGATTGCTGTCGTGCTCGGCGAGCGCCAGACGGAAACGCCTGAGCTGGTCGCCGGAGTGGCCTTCCGCGTGCTCGCGGTAGATGCGCTCCCACTCACGGGCCTGCGGGGACAGCTCGAACCGCTGCCCCCGGAACACCGGGATCACGCCGCAATGACACCCGTCGTGCGCACGGAAATCCGCGGTGTCCTGCTTGTACACGGCGCCGCGGGTGGCGAGCATCTTGCAGAACGCGCACGCCCCCAGCGCCGCGGAGCGCGCCCACGCGACGGCCTGCCGGTCCCGCCGCACCGCCTCCTGGACAGTGCCGCGGCCCGTGTCCGCCACCAGCTTCTGTGCGACGTGCTCCGCCTTCTTCTCCGCCTGCTCCAGGCGGACATCCATCGGCTCCCACTGGGCCGGCGTCGCCTCCTCCGGCTCCCGCGGCCACAAGTCCTTCGTGGCCCAGCGCAGCGACGCCGCCGTCTGCTCCTCCGGGGGAGGATCCGTCACCGGCACCGTGAACGGCCCCGGCACACCAGCGGCTTCACGCTGCGCCTCGTAGAACTCGGCCGCCAATGCGGCCGACGTCCGCGAGTACTGCGCCACGACCAGGTGCATCGCGGCCAGCCAGTCCGGCACGGACTCCCGCAGACGCTGCGGCAGGATCAGCCGCCGCAGCCCCCGCACATCCCGCACCAGCAGCCGGGTCAGACCGATCTGCGCGGCACGGTAGCGGGCAGCATCATCACTGCTGTCCGAGACCGTCGTCGCCACCGGCCACCACCTCCGCCGTCGGCGGCAGCTCCTGAGCGTCGCTCAGCGCGGCGAGCCGCTCCATCAGCTGACCGCCCGCCGCCTGCCCGCCGCTGCGCCGCCGCTCCGCCTGCACACGGCGCCGCTGGTCCTCCGTCAGGCCGGCCATCTCCAGCACCACATCACCGTCCGCGGGCAGCACACCCGCCTGGACGAGCTTGACCGCGGCGTCGGTCTGGGCGGCGATCGTCGGCGTCGCGGGGTTACGCCACATGCACTCGATGCGGCGCTCCTTCGGCGGCGGCTCCCCGTCACGGAACCACAGCGCCAGGCGCAGCGCGTCCCGGTGCGTCGCCGAGAACCTCCTGATACGCCGCTCGGCCTTCTTCACCAGCATCGCCTCGCTGCTGCGGATCGCGTCCGCCGAGGCCGGGTTGTCGCTGGTGTAGCCGAGCATGTGCGGCGGCAGCCCCAACTGGGTCGCCATGATCCTGGCGTACAGGTCGATGATCTTCGTCTGGCCGGACGGGTCATGCGCCGTGAAAGCGCCCACCGTCGGGACATTGCCGTCCTCGTCCCGCTCCAGCGCCAGCACCCGGCCGATGTACGTGTCCCACGCCGACTTGGCGTGCCCCTCCGCGTCCTGGAACGCCGACTCCGA